AACAGCAAGCTGCACAGGAATATCTAACAGCTAACAATATTACAGAATCGCAAACATGGGTCGATGGTGCAGTTTTGCGCATAAAGCCGGTAGAGGAAGAATAAAATGCAAAAACCAAAGATCGTAAAAAACTGGCGAAAATAGCTTTGATAAAAAAATACTTGCTCGCAAAAGAAAAAGAGGTTGTTTTATGATACAAGATGTTAATTCTGAAAGTGCGTTTATATTGCTGGGCGAGTGCGCACAGTTATTGAAAAATCTTGATGAAAATTCAGATTCATTCTTTGCTGATATTGGAAGAGTAAGAGAGATATTGAGCATGATTAATGAAAGTTCAGGTTTAAATAATTATTCATCTGGCGAATTAATTTCCGAAACATTAACTGAAGATAAAGCATATCTGCAATCGGTTATTGACGGTAATGTAGATTTCTACGATAGCTCAATATTTGAAAAACTTAATGAAATGTTTGAAAAATATGAAAGCAATATTGAAATGTTTTCTTTGATTGAGAAGGCAATAGATCGTTATAGTCAATTTGCCATGTCTTTGTAATTATTGATGTAATCATCTATATAAAACTCCTAAAACAAGGTAAAATCCATACAACACTACATTTTTTATAGTTTGGAGTTTGAAATGCAAGAATTAAGTCCTAAAGAAAAACTGGCTTTAATTGGTGAGGCGATAGGGCTTAAGAAAAAATCAGTAGAAGAAAAGGCAAAACAAAAGCCTGATTTGCGTGAAATATTACGTATAAGCGGGCAGCTTATAGCAGTACAGAAAAAGCTTGGCAAGCAGCACAAAAAGACAGAACCTGATATTTATCAAAAGACAGATATTTTCTATTCTCAAGACGAAAAACGCACAAAAGGCCAGCGTCAAAAACAAAATGATGCAGCGTTATCGCTATTAAAAGAAATTACCGATTCTGGTAGAAAGCCAACTCCTGAAGAAAAATCAATTCTTGCCAAATTCAGTGGCTATGGCGGCAATCTAAAATATGTTGATGATGATGGCGTTGCGCGTTATGGCAGTAAGTATGAATATTATACCCCTGCACCATTAGCTGCTGGAGTTTGGGATTTATTAAAAGATATTGGCTTTTCAGGCGGAAAAATACTTGACCCTAGTTCTGGTTCAGGTGTGTTTGCTGCAACAAGGCCTGTAGGTACAGTTATTGATCAGGTTGAATTAAGCAAGGTTTCAGGTGGAATTAATTCACTGGTTAATGATAGCGATACATGCTCTACAAAAATAAGCCCATTTGAGGCTATAGCGGCATCTACTCCAGATGAAACTTATGACGCGGTAGTTACCAATGTCCCATTCGCAAGCGATTTAAGCGCAAGGGGAAGCAATAACAAGCTGGATAAGAAATGGCAGAATGAAACGATTGAAACGTACTTCATTTTGCGCTCATTAGACAAGTTAAAAGCTAATGGATTAGCGGCCTTCATTGTTCCACCTCGCATAGTTTCAGATAAAGACGATAAATCTAAAAAGCTTCGCACTAATATCTGTTTGCGTTCTGAATTCTTAGGGGCGTATCGCTTACCTAATAGCATTTTTGACAAAGCATCTAGCGCGGATACGATTGTAGATGTAATCGTTATGCGTAAATTCTCAAAAGATGCAAAACAGAAAATTGATGAATTAAATGAGCAGGATATTAACACGCTAATTCAGGCGAATGTTTTATGGCAAGATTTTATTGATGGGAAATACTTTGCTACCGAAGGCCGTAAGTTTGTTTTAGGTGAATTTCAGGCAAAAGACCCGAATAAAATTCGCGATGTTGATAGAGTTATCAGTGATCAATCAACAGCCAATATTGCAAAACTTTTGAAGAAATTTCCAGATTCGCGAATTGACTGGAATATGCTTGACGTTGCTGAAACCGCTCCAATTGTTTATCGGGATGGCCAAGTTATCTATCAAGATGGGCAGGCATTACAGTATCAAAATGGCGCATTTGTAGCATTTGATTCGCAAGGAAAAAATGATGATGAATACCTTGATATGGCGATCAAGGTAAACACGCCTATTAATGCAGTATGCAATGGATTAACATTTGAAAAGGCCAGTGATTTCGTTGCGTTCATGGATAATATTGGTAAGTCTTTGGATGTTCCTGACTGGCTTAGGAATCTGAACTCTTCAATCAAAAAACAAATACCAGAAAATAATCAGCATGATCAGTTCGCACTTTGCCTTACAGGGCTTGCCATTTATGAGTGCTACGATATTAACGGCGGTAGTGAGCCATTCAATTACAGTGAAGCCTATGCGGCATTGAATGATGCTATAAAATCAGCTTCAAAGATAAAGTATAAAACAGCATTGCCGAAAGAAATTAAGGATAGAGCTAAGCTTGTTAAGAGCGTTTTTGATAAAAATACATTCAGCGATAGATGGTTAGGTGCTGGCAATAAAGCCGTTTCCAGTGAAGCTATGGATGCCGTTCAAACTTATGATTCATTGGTTTATTCAGGTAATGCTAATGACTTTGGTTTTGTTGAGTTAAGTAAGATAAAAGCAGTTTTAGGCGCTGATATAGATGTCTGGAATGATGATGAGTGGTGTATAGACGCGACAGGAAATAATGTCATTAAAGCAGATGATTATTACACTGGAAACTATGCTGAATTCCTTGAAAATATAGAATCTGATATAGCCAGTGCTGCTGATGAAATTGTTAAATTAAAGCTTTTAAAACAGCGTGAATTGGCAAAACAAAAGATAGAAGTTCCAGACGTTACGCGTCTGAAATTCACAACAACTTCGCCATTTATCAGCTATGAGCAAAAGCTTTTATTCTTGCGTGAAAATGTTGATCAGCGTTTTTATCTTGAAATTGGCGATGATGGAAGGCCAAAATTCAAATATGACATAAGTTCTAATCGCACAGAGAAAGAGTGGACACATTCACGCTATGCCGATTATCTAAATTCAGGCTCTTTAGGGACTCGCACAAGCAAAGAAAAGATTGCGGAAGACCCTGCACTTGAGGCGGAAAAGCTTGCTCGTTTACGTGAATTGCGCAATAGCATTGATACCCGTTTGAATATATGGGTTAAGACAGATAGGCGCGCTTTTAATGCTATTAAAGAAAACCTTGAGAATCCTAAGCGCATATTCTTTAAACGTATAGAAGACACTGCACCGATAAAGATTGAAGGCTGGAATGATTTACCGCTTGAGCAAGGCGGCGTTCCATTACATAGTTACCAGAATGCAGAGTTACGCACTCAAACTAAAAAGTTTGGTGGCATACTTGGCTTTGGTACTGGACTTGGAAAAGCACAGCCATTAACTTCAAAGGTATTAACACCTGATGGTTGGAAGTTAATGGGTGATCTTAAGATTGGAGATGATGTTTTTGCTTATGATGGCTCTGTAGTTAAGGTAACTGGCGTTTTTCCGCAAGGTAAAAAGGAAATTTATGAATGTACATTTAGCGATGGTTCAAAAACTAAGTGCTGTAAAGAGCATTTATGGTTTACAGAAACCAAAAAGGATAGAAGAAATAATAAGCATGATGGCGGTGATAACTGTTCTGTAACTATTGATAGAGGATCGGTAAAAAGTCTTAATGATATAAAATCAACTCTTATTTCAGGTACAAGAAAAAACCATAAAATACCTATGGTTATGCCGATAGATTTTAATGAAAAGGATGTATTGATAAATCCTTATTTGTTAGGTGTTTTGTTGGGTGATGGTAATTTCACACATAAAACAGTTACTTTTACTAATAGTGAAAAACAGGTTAGCGATGAAATAAATACAATCATTGAAAATGAATATAGCTCTAATGTTTCATTAATGAAAAGAGTTTTTGATGAAAAACATGCATGTACATTTGGAATATCGAGATTAAGTAATAAGCATGAAAATGTTATTACTACGGCATTAAAGCATTATGGATTAATGGGTTGTGGATCTGATGAAAAATTTATACCTTCAGATTATTTATTTTCGTCATTTGATCAGCGATTGCTTTTATTACGTGGCCTGATGGATACTGATGGATATGTTAGCAAGGACGGGATAACTGTTCAGTTTTATAGTACATCAATAATGCTTGCTGATGGCATTATTGATCTTGTTCGCAGTTTTGGTGGAATTGCATGGAAAAAGGAAAAATTACCAACCTTTAAATATAAAGGTGAAATGATGGAAGGCAAGCCATGCTATATAGTTTCTATCAGGATGCCATCAAGTATCAATCCATTTTTCCTAGAAAGAAAAGCTTGTAAAGTTAAGCCAAAAACAAAGTATTTGCCCACAAGATATTTTGTAGATGTTCAATCGGTAGGATTTGAAGAGGCTCAATGTATATCAATAGATCATCATTCACACCTGTATATTACTGATGATTATATTGTTACTCACAATACATTCACGGCATTGGCTACTGTTCAATACATCCAGTCAATTGGCATTAAAAAGAAAACAGTTTTCGTTGTGCCTAATAACGTGCTCACAAACTGGCGGCGCGAAGCTATGCGCGGCTATAAAAACATGGATGATTGTTTGTTTGTTGGTTTAGATATAAAGAAAAACGGTGAGCTTACCGTAGATTCATCAAATTATCGCCGTGATATGGAAATCATTTTGCAGAACCGTCATAAGAAAATATTTATGACGTTAAACGCATTTACAGCTATTCCTGTGCGCGATGAAACGGTATCTGCATATAGTGCATTTATAACCAATAATGACCCTACATACGCAATCAAGCTTAATCCTGATGGTGGAGTTAAGCAGGCAGATGTTGACAAGAATGATGCCAAAAAAGAGAAAACAAAGGATTTTGGTAAGAAAGATGAATCGTACCCATTTTTTGAAGATATGGGCATTGATTCTATTGTCATGGATGAGGCACACATGGCAAAAAACAGCAAGTTTGTTGTTGATTTTAAAGGCGCAGCATATTTATCTACTGCACCTGCCAGTAATCGAGGTTTGGATATTCAGTTAAAATCATGGTATGTGCGCGGATTATCTAGCCGTGGTGACGGTGTTTTGTGTTTATCAGCTACACCTATAACAAATTCGCCTCTTGAAATATACGGTATGCTTTCGATAGCGATCGGTGAGAAAGAGCTTAATAACCGGTTAGGTATTTTTGGAGCTGACCAATTCATGGATGCTTTTTCGGCAATAGAATTTTCAGACGAGGAGGATATTATAGGAAATATCAGGAATATTCGTACATTCACTGGCATTCAAAACGTAAACCTTTTGCGCACTGCATTATCACAAGTTGCAAATATCAAGGATGCTGAAGATGTAGGCAATGATATAGCCGTTCCAGAGCATGAAGAATCTATTACTACTGTACAAATGGATGGCAGAAATATAAAGCTTTTGAGTGATTATAAACGTGCTTATTCCATTGCAAAATCAGTTACAAAAAATCAGCCTATATTCCCTGAGGAATTAGAGTGGTATGAAGAATTTAAGGAAAAAGAAGGCGTACATAGCGATAAGCTTTTAGCCCATCCGTTCAATGTTATTTCAAAAATGACGGATGTTATTCTTGATGATGAAATTGATTCTGGATTCAGCCGTTATAATTTTAATGTTGGCCAACTCGAAAGCGTTAAGAAGGCTGTAAAAGCATTTAACGACAAGGCTTTCAAAGATGATGTTATTAATCTTGGGAAAACTTATTCTGCTGAAGATATTATCTCTGAAAAAGTAAAATCTGTTGAAACCGATGATGGAAAAGGCATTGAAACGCATATTTTTACAGTAAAAATCAGGGCAAATATTGCAGGGAATGCGATTGTTCTTAATTCAGTAAGTTTTGATAAGCAATCGAAGCTAATTGCCATTCTTGAAAAGAACAAAATTGATATTGATGTGAATGTTTCACCAAAACTTGCATCTATGATAGCCAACTTCAAGCTGGAACAGGCTAATCCTAAGTCGGGTATTACTTCAAAACAGGCCAAGCAGATTATTTTCTGTGATTCATTATCGGCTCATAACAAGATACGCATATTGCTTAATAAACAATGCGGAATTCCATTAAGTAAAATATCCATTGTTAATGCAGTAGCCGCACCAGATGCTGCTGATATGCAAGACGTACAAGATGGATTTAATGGTGAAGATGATGAAAACAAATACAGCGTTATCATTGCTAATAAAAAGGCAGAAGTCGGCATTAACCTGCAAAACTATACGCAAGCAATCCATCATTTAACGATAGGTTGGACACCTGACAGCCAAACGCAGCGAAATGGTAGAGCGGTTAGACAAGGTAACAAGTTAGGCATGGTAAAAATATATCATTACAACACCGATGGAACGTTTGATGATTACAAGCGTATGCTGGTTAATAAGAAAGATCAATGGATAACCAGTGTAATGAAAGGCGATACAGATACAGTAACCATTGAAGGCGGTATGTCGAATCAAGATATGGAAGATATGATAGATGCTACTGGCGACAAGGATGCTATTAAAAAGATTGCCGAACGTATCACTGCTAAAGAAAACATGGCAAGGATAAAGAGCGTTAGAAGTTCACAGACTGAAAATGCGCGCATTGTTGAATCACAGCAAAAGTGGCTTGAAAAATATCCAAGCGTAGCTGCCTTTGCAAGTGAAAAGATTGACCAATTAAAATTATTGAGGCAGCAAAAAGAAAATATATTACTTAAGTTATCACGCTCAAAAAATGAGGCCGTGATTAAAAAACTGCAAGGAATGATTGATGATGCTGATAGCAAATACAATGAACTTGATTCATATATAAAACGCTCTTCTACAAATGGCCGTATAGAGATTAGTTCTGAAATTGGAGCTGATTTCATTGCGCATAAACAATCTGTACAAGAAAGTATTAATATTGCTAAGGCTGACTTTGAGAGATTTTCTAATGATGTTGGAGGCGCTTATAGTGCATCTATGCTTGATGCCATATCGTCAAAAACAGCCGTAATACTCAATGGCAAAATAATATCTGAAGGCATGATAGGTATTAGTAACGGCAAGTTTTATGTTGCTGGCGTAAAAAATAATTCAGCTACTGGATATTCAAAGAAAGTTGCGCTTATTGACCCTTCAAATGGCGATGTAAAAGCTATTGAACGTGGCGCTAATTTTGATTGGTATTGCGAGAATGATGCCACATGGCCAATTGTTGCTGAAAACGTAGCGGCAATTGATGATGCGACTATCAATGAGCGCGGAGATTATATTAAAACTGGTTCTGATAGCCTATTTTCAACATTCAATAGTGATATAGCTAGAAGGGTTAAATCTGTTCTAAAAACAAATGAAATGCGGCTGCGTGACATTGAATTAAAAACGCCTTACTTCCAATATGTGATAAGCCCAATTACAAGCAATCCTACTGCTTTGCAAAAGGATATTATTGATAACCAGGCAAGCGTTCTTTTCTTTGACGAAAGCAAGGAGAATGCCCGTATAAACAGCATTTTCAGCAATGGCTATGCTACCAACAATAAAGTCGAAAAATTCACAGCATTAATGCTATGGGCCAAGTCGAAAAATATTACGCTAACAATTGAAGATGCCGGTGCATTTGCGCTTACCGATTATCGGTCAAACTTTGATGAATCGTACTTTTTTGATGCAATGGATATATGCTATCCAGATCTGAAAGCCGCATTTAAAACGATTCTTAATGATGTTGTTAAAACGGCAAAAAGTGCCAGCGATATTGATAGCTCAGTATTCATTTATTTCAATACAGCATTCCCATTAATATATATCAATCAAGGAAATATAGACGAATATCTTGAAAATAATGGATTGCTTGATGATATTAAATCTGCAAAACAATCATTGGCTTTAGGTGGAAGGCCTGTTCTTCTTGTTGATGTTTTAATGAAGAGCAATGCTGTGAAAATGGCAGTAGTTGATTATGTTAACTTATTAGCAGAAAAAGACATTGCCAATATTGATATAGAGTACCCACATGTAATAGATTTTTTGCAAAATTATTCAGGTGAATTATTTATTGAATCAGACATTGAAGGGTTTTACCGTGTAAATAACGATTTATCAAAAGCCATGATTTATGCCTATGAGCTTGAAAAGCCTATAGGAGCATTAATCCTTTCAGATAAAAAAGATGGCGATGCAAGCATTGTATTTAGCACGTTGGGAAATATGCCTTATGCAAGATCCGCAATGGAAGAATTTACTGGAAAGATTAAAGAATATCGACTTGCACAAAAACAAATGGAAGGCGGTTTTAATATTGAAGAGATAAAGACTTTAGATGGTGTTCAGACTGTTGAAGTTGGCAGTAAGGATATTTCAGCCACTTTGTATAATCCTGGTGATAAAAAATACAACTCTAAATATCTGTTCAAGGCAGGTAACTATATTGCCATTGGCTTTAAATATGGCAGCGATATAAATACAAAGGTCATGGATAGAGATACGGGCCTTGCCGGTAGATTCTTTGATAATGATAAACATGGTTCTGGAACAAAGAAATGGCTGCTTGCTATTAGCAATGAAGAAACCACAAGTGCGGGTACAAAGATTGCCAGCGTTAAGGATTTAGTTGATTTTGTCATTAAAAAATAAGCCGTCATTAATAATAATGTGAAACTTTAAGTAAATCAATGAGTTACTATTTATCTTTCACAAAAAAGCATTTATGATTAATTAAGCCTAAAAAATAGGCGTAAGTTTTTAACTTTAAGTGAGAGAGAATTATGAAATATGTAAATCCAAAGACTGAGGTGCTTGGTCGTTTTGTTGACAGTGTTATTGCTGAAGCTGCGAGTGCAGGTACTGCCTTTGATTCTGCATCTTCAATTCAAGCTTTCACTTCAAAACTGCATTGCGATAAATTCCCAGAGCAGATTCAAGCCGTAATGGATAACCTGCCAGATGATCAAAAACATGTTGTTTTTGATTCGGTTCTTTCTGGCTGCGAAACCTATAAGCAAGAGCATGGCGTATATCCGAATGCTGACGTTATTGAAAGCGCCCTGTATCAAGGATTGACAGTTACTAGCAAGTTCTTGAAAGAAAAGAACATGACTGCTTTCGATAGTGTTGGAACAAGCAACAATCACGACCCTATCAGTTCACAGCCAAATCGTGCAGCTATTGCAATTACAAGCGCAATTGTTGAAGCTATTCCATTTGCCTCTTACCTGCCTGCCGACATTGGATCAAACGAAAGCCGTTTGATTATCATGAATCATCAAGCTGGAACAGAAACCGGTGAGTATGCCGAGGGTGATAATATTGATGGCATTAATTGCGGTAGTGAATATTTGGCTTCAGAGCGCCGTGTATCGGTTACGCTGAACGCCTATCGCACGGAAGGTGATGCAGAGATTACAGCAATTACCGGAGACACAAGCGAAGCCTGTAAGTTACTGCGTGGCCGTACAGGTGTTTATATTAATGGTTTATTGGCGGCAGCTGAAAGCCCCAATGTTAGCACTGCTGTTACATCCAGTCCTTTGAGCGGTGTTCTTACAATATCTGGCACTGATTACACAACTTCAGGAACGGTAAATGTCGATACTGGTGTTGTAGCATTAGCTTTCAGTCCGGCATTACCATCAGGAACTACTGTAGAGGTTGAAGGTTATATCGACTTTGAGAAGCAGCCAGAATTGACGCCTTCTGTTGTTACGCAAGCGCAAGGTTATCCTCTGTATGCGCGTCCATGGCGCGGCCTTGTTCGCGTTAGTGTTGATGCTCAAACTCAATATGCAAATGAAACCGGTGTTGATTTAAAATCGGAATGTTTAATGGCTGTTCGTGCTCAATATGGCATGGAGCGTCATTACACGGCATTGAAGAAGCTGAAAACTGTTGCGGCAAAAAATGGCAATACAGATACTTTTGATATGGATTGGTCTAATCAAGGCTTGCAGAAAACTCGCTCTTTAGTTGTCCAAGACTTGAAGGCAGTTCTTTCTCGCCGTGATCAGAAAATGGCTAACGATACTATGGATTGTGGCGGAAGCATTATTTATGTAACCGATAACATGGTTGGCCAGATCACTACACTTGGTTCAGATTATTTTGTTCCATCTGGTGTTCCAGCTCGTCCAAGTATTTACCGTCTTGGCCGCCTGTTTGGCATGTATGATGTTTATTACACGCCTCGCATATTGACCGATGCCGATACAAATACATCACAAATGCTGTTGATTGGCGTCAGCTCGCAGGTTGCACGAAACCCTATCGTAATGGCTGATGCCGTGGCTCCAATGTATAAGCCTTTAGGTACTGGTGATGACATGAAAGAAGGCGTGGCATTGTATGCGCGTAATCTTACCGATGTTAACCCTCACGTACCAAGCGCACTGCATTGTGCATTGATCACTGTTACTAACATCAATAGTTAATAGGGGTTTGAAGAATGGGAAGGCCTAGGAAAAACAGCCTTCCTGCTCCAAAAAAAGAGCAGGAAAAGAAGGTTATCGAAAACAAAGTCATTGATATTTCTGATGTAAAAATCATTGATTCAGTTAATTTTGGCGCTACAGACAAAAAGGATATTAAGCCAGTGCCTGTAGATGGTGAACCTTTGAATAATGTTGAAGTTGACGTTATTGAAGAAGTTTCCGTGAAAGAAGATAACACTTTTCCTGCTATTTACGGAATTGAAAACAAAACTAACGGGCAAATTATAATTCCGTTTCTTGGTGTTAATTTACGTCCTGGTGAAAAGATTGAAAAATCATTGACGGATAGCAAGAAACATTCTCGCTTGATCAATATATGCAAGCAGTTAGCCGACATTTACGGCGGCGAAATTCTGGTAACAAGGGCTGAATAGCCTTTGCTTTTATAAAAGTTTTTTAAGGGTTTAATGATGGCTATTGCTCATACTCGAAAAATCGGTTCTGAATCTGGCGTTCAATTAAACCAGCCAATTGATAATACGCAAGGTTTTACTGCTACTAACGGAATATCTGCATTTGCTACTGCTGGCGTGTTTAAGCGTGGACGTGTAGATCGCGCTTTTAAAGTTCGTAGGAATGATTATAAGCGTTTACTAGGCACAGGTCTTTCTCCTTCAGTAGAGCCTCTGCATGAAGTTTATTTGCATATCTATGAGGCTTTCAAAAAAGGCGCACAGGAGGCTGTAATATCTCGTTATCAGCGCCCAGATGCTCAAGTTCAATATGTTGCCATTTCTGGAATAGCATCGACTAATGGTGCGGTATCAAGCGTTACCAGCACTATGACGTTGGCTGCTTTCGTTTCTGGATCTCAAAACAATATTATCAAGTTTGACCATAAAGAATGTTTTGATGAGGGTGTTGTTGTAAAAATAAATGCTGATGTTGCTTATGACGATGGCGGTTATGAAGTTTCCAGTAAAATGGTCACTGTTAAGCTTGTAGAAGTTGGCACTGGCGTAGAGCTTTACAGCTTTTATGGATCGCTAGACCCGCTGGCTACTGATGCCTATGGTAATTCAATATTCTTATCTGATGTTGTGGCCAATACTACTGATAATGTAGAGTTAGTTGTTGCTGAAGATGCCGAAGTTGAAACAACAGCGTACTACTATGGAAAAGATGAGAGTGGTGCGCGTATATATTCTGAAGAAACATTGATTCCATATACCGCTGGAACAGCTTCATTAACATCTACAGAATATGATGCTGGAATATATAAGTTACGTCATAATCAATTCTTCCATCGTTATTTTATTTCAGCTGGTGAGCAAAGCGTATATGCAGTGAAAGCCATGGGAGCGATTGGAATTTACATGAACCGTCCGTTCCTTGTTGACGTTCCTGTTAGTAAAAATGTTGCTCAAGCTGCCGCATGGGTTGCATCGTTAATGCCAGAATTGCAAAGCCATTTTATTCATGTTTACTGGACACCTTTAAGTGCAAAAAATCCGCTTACAGGCGGTAAAAATGAATGGGGTAGTTCTGGCCTTCAAGTTGGTTATCGTTGCGCACGTAACGCTGTGGTTGATGCAAATGGCATTCCGGCAATGAATGAAGTGATTGCTGGTAAAGATTATCCAGTTGACCGTTCAAACATTACTCAATTGGTAACGATTACCGATGAAGAGGATGGCGATTTAACAACACTGGCAGATGCACGTATCAATCCTGTAATTTTTGAAACGTACAACACTGGCAGCGCCTATGTTTTCAAAGATATTCTGACGTGCGTAGAAGGTGAGAGGGCAACAAAATTAATTTCTATCAGTGAAATGAGTAGCCAAGTTGATGATTGGCTTGCCATGCAAGCAAAAGAAATATTAATGCGCCCTGGGCTTAAATTTGAACGGGACATAAATAACTTTGCGGAAAATCTTTTTAAAGGAATACAAACCGCAGAATGGATTGATTTTAGTAAAGAGCTTGATGGATCAGCTTATACATTTGATGCTATTCCAGATACGTTACGACCTTATGAGAAGTATTTCTTAAAATACTCTGTACGTTATGTTGGAAATGTACGCGTAGTTGAAATGCAGCAAACAATTTCAAAATAATCATTAGTTAAGAAGAGAGAGTAATAATGAATCATCCACATGCAGATATTTTTCGTAGAGCAAGAGAAATTGCCGCTGGCGCACCTGTAACCAGTGGCGTACATTTTGATGCCGCTACTACTACAGATAATCCATCTGCTACCGCTGAAGAAAGCGGCGTTATGACAGATTTTGATGCCAAGCAAACTGAATTGCTTGTTGCTGCGATTGTCCAAGAATGGTCTGAAATCAGCGAAGATGATCTTGATGAAGGCGAAGGCCTTGGTGATAGCTTATTTTCTATGTTGGTTGGCATTGCTGATGAAAACATTGATGGCGAGATTGGTGATGATGAGGCAGCAGTTCTTGATGTTGCTGTGAATGCATTGGGTGATTTCTTGTCAATGTTAGGTATATCTGATGAGGATATTAATAAGTTCCTTGAAAACTTCGATAATGATGTTGCTGTCTCAATTCAAGAACAAGTTATTTCCGCTTTACCGGAAGGCGATGATGCTGATGAAATGATGGATTCCTTTGTTATGACTGAAGGCGATGGCGGCACAGACACTGCTATGGATGCTGCATACAAAAAGAAAATTGCTTTCAGGAAAGGCAAGAAAACTTGGGTTAACAAGCGTATTTCAGGCACTGTTCGTTTGTCTGCAAAAAGAAAGGCAGGTCTGAAAAAGGCACAGCTTAAGGCTCATTCTGGCAAGGCAAAAATGCGCCGTTTCAGAACAATGAAATTGCGCAGAAAAGCAGGCATGTAACTATTGTGTCAATCTTTGGCGGTAGCGGTTCAAAGAATGCCAGTGAAAATACTGGCGTTGCTGTAAAGGGAATCGCTAAAGGCGTAGGCAGTGCAGCATCGTCTATTGTTAAAGGATACTCAAAAGAAATAACAGGGACAATAGACGAGCTTTTTGGAAGAACTAAAGGCGGTTCTATCCTTGAAGTAAAGCAGGTTAATTTAGGCGCATGGGGCAATTTATCGCCGCATTTAATGGCTGTGATAAGCCCATGCGACCCTAATACTGGCGAAATATTGTATGACCAGCCTTTTATTACTATGCCTGCTACGAATATTCAAAGGGAAATAGATTTAAGTTGGAATTCGCCTTTTGAAAATGCTGGTGCTGAATCAAAAGCGCCAGCGTTAATGGCGTTAATACAGTCTGGACAAGCAAGTATATATGCCAATTTCTTGCAGGCTGGATTATCTGGTGTTGAAGGTCTTGGTGCAGTTGCTGGAGTGGCTGAAACAATATCTAAGAAAGCATCGGAAATATCAGCAGAATTACAAGGAAAGACGGGTATAACGAAGCTTAATTCTAGGCAAGTATTTTCTGGAATGCCGCCAATGAAGATTAGCTGTACATTGCATTTTAGGGCAATTACAGACCCTTATCTTGAGGTTGATTATCCAATTAAAAAGCTTTGCAGTTGGTCAGTGGCGCAAAAGTTAGCAGATAACGGTGCAATTATAGAGCTGTTTTCTCAAGTAAAAACTGGCGGTGATTTGATAAAAGGATTGTTCCCGTCTGACGCTCCATTGACGGTAGCTTTTGAATACGGTGGAGAGATATATGCACCAATGGTTATTGGAAATATAAGCGATCCGTTAGACGTGCCAATGTATGCAAAAGATGGGCAAGTACACTCGATTTCAAAAGAGGTTAATGTAACACTTTCAACATTAACAGCTTTAGATAAAGATGACATTGAAAGAATTTTTAAATAGGTAAGGGGTATAAAATGGCTGTTACACGTCCAGATATTTTGCAGGAAATTATTTTAAATACGATTGCTTTGGGTGATAAAGCCGTTGCCTCTGATGCCTATATGGAAATTGAAGGTTATGAGGGTATGAGTGGATTGATTAAAGCATTCCCTTGGCCTGTACTTACCAGTCAAGGTGAAATTGAAGTGCCTACTCCAATGGGCGGTGCATATTGGCAGCAACAACAAATCAAGATGAATCATCAAGGTGCGGTTACATTATCTGAAACCGTGTCTGGAACTGTTGCTAAGTTTTTGAAAGAGATTATTGATCAAGGTGGATATTTCAAGGCTAGGGCTTATGAAGGTACGCCATCAAGCTATACTCGCAAAACTACTCTGCCAAGATGCTTTTTTGTTTTAGATAATCCAGACCGCGACCAAGAATCGCGTAGCCAATTGCTGAACATTACCGGTACTATGTTCTTCTTGTATTTCGGTGATGATCAATAACTGAAATGAAAATTTCAGAATTCGTCAACACGTACATTGAAGTACGACCAGCTTGGCTGGTACTTGAAGATGATCAAGTGACACGTAACTGCTTTAAAGCCATAAGGTTTTATTGCGGTTACGCTAACTTATCAAATGTTGATTTAGAAGATGACGAAATTCATAGCGCTATTGGTTCTGGCGTTGAAATAGATTCAGAAAATGATTTTGATATAACTCTAAGCGAATGGGCAATTATACGCCCATTATTTGATCTTTATTGTGAGCATGAAAATGCAGCGATACTTGAACAAACTCGCGGCCAAGGTCTTGATGTATTTGGTAGGCAGGTAAGCGAAATACAGATGGATATTCGAGAGTACGAGCAAAACATGCACTATCAAGCCTTTTCAGAGCCATTCTTTACAGTGTAAAAATATCGTAAAATGGCCTATAGTTGCCATAACTAAAGGTGTTTTATGAAAACAAGAAAAATACGCAAAGGCTCAACGTATAAAATACAGCTACCTTTTGAGCAGCCTATTTTTGCATATAAGCCAATTTCTGCAATATCACAATCTGCACCTGTACAAATAACGTGCGGTTATCACGATATTACTTCAGGTTGGAGGTTTATCGTTTCCGGTATTTCTGGCGGTGGCAGCCAGTTATGTGCAGTAAACCCAAACAATCCTAAGTCAAGCGATTATCACATAGCGCACGTTATTGATGATAACACCATCGAAATAAACAATATTGATTCATCATTATGGGATGATTACATTTCAGGAGGAAATATTCGCTATGCAATTCCCTATGATTTCACTGGATGTACGGCAGCATTGCAGGTTAGAGATAGTATTGATGGATCTGTAGTGCAGATAGAGCTTACTACTGAAAATGAAGGAATAGTTATTAATGTTGACGGATCTATAGAGATTACTTTTTCAGCAGAACAAACAGCCGGTATTCTAACTACTGAATCGTACTTTGATGCTGAAATATATTTTAATGATGGATCTGTTATGACAGCGATGGAAATGGAAAAGATAGTCTGGATTAGCGAGATTACTAAAATTGAGTGATTATGAGCGTTTTTGACTATTATGGTGAACAGGCTGGAATTATAGCGGCGAAGAAAGCGCTAAAAGTTTCAGATAATACAAAGAAAAACTTTGCCATTGCCCGTGGTATTTTCGGCGGTGAAACTCAGTCATTGATTGATTTAGCGTTGAATGATCTATTGGGTGATTACATCAAGCCGATAAATTATCGTTTACTGGGCGGCATACCGATGGATGAGGTTATTGAGGTTTATAATGAGCTTCAAAACACCAACTTTTCGAAAGCAAATATCTGGCATATTGCAATTGAAGATGTTCGAAAAATGCCACATTCGTTCAATAATATTAATCTGTTTGCGAACGATGTTTCGTATTCACCAATTACGATTTCTGGTGAACGTAAAAATGTTGGTTCTGGAAGCTACGATACGATAACCGGCGTGGAAGGCGTAGAAATGAAAATCACGGCCAAGGATAATGAGGTTGGTGAGCTAAAACGTTGGCTTAAAGAACGCGCCGAAATAATGTGCAAATCAAACGGCTTGTTTGGCCTTCCCATTGAATATGTTATACGGGTTACAGTAACGCACGCATTCTGCTCTCAAGTCGCTGAAGGTGCAGCAAAGGCCGTTCGTGATCAATATATTATGAGATTGTCGAATGTGGATTATAATAAAGATCGAAGAAACGATACTCTAGAAGATGTATCGTTTTCATTATCACAATTTGATACATTCACAGGGATAATTTGATGTCTGCTATTGTACCTATTCGCACAAAAAACATGCAGATCAATCTGCGAGAGGTAAGTATTGGCGATGCTGTAGAAATATGCTCAATATCGCCAAAGATGAGAGAGTTTGGCACGTCTGTAACATTACGTGCAATATGTGATGAAAGTACCGATATTCGACTGCTTACAGTTCAAGAACGTGCATTTATTTTGTCTCAATATATTGCCCAAACTAATGGTGTAAGCGCTGACTTTTCAATAGGTGAAAATGCCAGATATTCTAACTATCTTTTTTATGATAAGCAGTATTGCGATGCTGAAACTCTATTGGGTGATTTTCAAGGAAAGAAAATATACGCAAGGCCGGTTTTAGGTATTCATGCTGAAAGTATCGAACGGTTAATGACGCAGAAAGTATTCCCTTGCGATACCGCTCATTGGGTGTTTGCCCTAATGGTTTGTATGTTTGTTTTTGAAGATGAAATTGATAGTGAAAAAGAAGATTTCTCATTAAAAAACGATTCTGAAATTGATGAATACATCACTGAAGGCATTGAAAACTTAAAGAGCAGGCCAGAATCGTTCTTTCTTGATTTAAGCCCTCTATTTTCCATAGCTATAGAAAAAACAAATCATTTATTTAAGCTGGCTATTGCTAATGATGGAATTGTATTTTCGCCCGTTAAAAGCGCAAAGGAGGGCGATGGCGTAGAAATACTGCCATGCCGATTTCAGTTTATTTCAGTACTATCAGAATATACACAGCAACTATTTGCAAATACTAAAGAACAGAATATTTGAACTGCAATTATTTTGCGGGCAGCAATATGATGTTGTTAGAAATATGCCACTATCGTATAGTAATGAACTCTATGAAAGTAAACCTTTTGAAGACTGGAAGGCTAGTCGTGAAAATGATCAAAAGCTTTCTATTGCAATAATTGAACGACTTGATGGATTGGCGAAACAAGTGAATGAATTGGCAAAAACAATAGCAAAACGGGGTTAGAAATGGCTGAAATTTATAGGGCAGATACGGAAAGTCTAAATATTGCTCTAAAAAACGCGCAAGATGAATTGAAAACAAAAAATATATTGCCAATTTTTTGTGAAAAAATCATTAAACGTATAAATTCAAAGCCGCTAAACTATTTAACATTTGGCCCGTACTGGTGGGCTATTAAAAAAATACTGAATGATAATGGTATTTTTTTAGGTCAGGAAACTAACCAGATATACGTTAATTTATATACGCTTAGTACGCAGGAAATCACACTGCTTGCAGCATGGAATTTTGCAGATATAAATCGAGAAAACTTCATCTATGGAACTAGGGAATTCATGCTTGATGATGATAATAATACATTTATTTCTTTATTTGATGCGGATATGGAGGCTATGCAGTAATGGATGCGGTTCAGGACTTACCTAGTTGGGCACAAACTATTTTTAATGTCGTTATCGCTGTTGGATTTGCCCTTATTGTTATTTACGGGGCAGCGAGAAAAATAAATTCAGATAAGAAAGTTGATGATGTAGATGAAAAAACACAAGCTTTAATTGATGCTGTGACTTCGCAGCTAGATTCAGAGCGAGGTACAAATAATCATCTCAGGGAGGTTATAGAAAGGGTTGCAGGAGAGCGTAACGAGGCTATAAAGGAGGTTGGTGAGCTGCGCGGACAGGTTTCTGTTCTTGATAGCCATGTGAAATTACTAACCTCTGAAATCAAAAAACTTGAAGAGGAAAACATTTCGCTGCGGTTGGAAGTATCAGAGTCTCTAAAAGAGATAGCAGGGTTGAAAGCTGAATTTTCTAATCTTCTTGCAGCTATAAATGCAAATAATGCGAGGTCATAATTATGATTGATTATAAGAAGCTTGAAGCGCAATTAATTATTGATGAGGGAAAGAAATTATCTGTATATCTTGATAGTGAAGGTCTGCCAACTGTAGGAATTGGCCATTTAATTCAAAAGGTAGATTATTTAAAAATTGGTGATTCAATTACAGATGAAAGATGCTCAATACTATTTAGAAATGATGTTGATATAGCCGTATCCAGTTGTAAAAAATTGATGCCAAATTTTGGATCGTATCCTGATGAGGTTCAGCAAATACTATGCAATATGATGTTCAATATGGGAATTGGTAGATTATCTGGATTTAAAAAGATGTTGGCCGCAATAGATGCTAAAAACTATATTGAAGCGGCCAATCAAATGAAAAACTCAAGATGGTATACTCAAACTAAAGGCCGTGCTATTAGGCTTACAGAAAGAATGCGAGCTATAAAATGATGGCGATTAACGCTTGTTTCCTGTTTTTAACAAAACTACTTGATTGTGGCCATGTTTACTTACAGCAATATTGCGTTTCTGAAATTATATTTATGGTGTTTTTGGCTGGCATGTTTAATGAGCAAACACAGTTCATTTATAACAATTATGCATCATTATCGGAATGGCAAATGGCTGCAATTTTGCCATTTCCATTAGCGACTTGGGCAATGATGAAAGATGTTTGGAGTTCTATTAACATCGAGTATAAGAAATGAAAACTTTTTTCATTATAGCTTTTTGCTTTGTCGTAATAGTAACTATTATAACTTCAGTATTCTGTTTTTTAATCGGTTTAAAAGTTGCAGAGAAAATCATTATGAGGATTGTATTTTGAAAAGAGCAATTATGTTTTTTGCGGTAATTGCTTTATGTTATTTTGCTGCGTTGATAGTAGCTATGCCATTGGCAATACATTTTACTGCGTGTTTATTTCTGATGATGAATGAAAACAGAAAGTTGAGTAATTACGGTTTGCAGGTTTTTACAGCTTGGGATCAATTATTGAACGTTTTGCTGGCGCCAGCATTTCGATGGATATTTAATTATCCGGTTTATGATTTTGGCTATGCCGACGAAACAATATCAAGCGTAATCGGAAAGAATATTTTAAGAGCACCTGATTTATCTGATAAAAGCCTGTTCATTGTTAATACCTGGCTAAGCAAGCTTGACCCTATATCTGAAAATCATGGTGTTGATTCAATAGAGGATGACGAGGGCGTTATATGAAGAAATTTTCAATCTTGATTATAATTATTGTTCTGGCTATTGCTGGGTTGTGGAAAATTGCATTTCAGGCTGGATATGATTCTAGGCGCGCTGAAGAGTTAAAAGACTTTAAAGAACAGCTAAAATCTGTAAATAAAAGTGCAGAAGATAAAATTGCACAAGCAGTTCATGAACGTGATCATTTTAAAAAGAAAGCGATACTAATAGAAGAACAGGGGCCTGTATATGTCACTAAAACCATTACAAAAATTGTCAAAGAAAATGTTATTGTTGGCAGTGTTGGCTGTAGTCGTATTGCCGGTTTTGACAAGTTGCTCAACGAAGCAAGTACAAGATTCAGCGATAACTAAAAGCATTCAAATAACCGATAAGGCTGTTAATGAGATAAAACAGCCGGATGCCTTTTATCTTGTAAAATGCAGAAAACCAGAAAATGCATTAGCCGGTGAATCTTTGGAAGCCCAGTTAAACTTTCTTGATCAACAATGGTTATCAACCTTCGCAGATTGTTTTAATCGCCACAATGGGCTTGTTGACTTTCTAAAACAATAGCTTTTTTCTTGTTATTTTCTTTTACAATATTCAATCTTCTGCGCATATCCGCATTTTTTTCGATACTCAATGTCTTTAAATAGGCATCTATTTCGCTTCTATTCAATTTTAACAGCGTATGTGCCTTATGCCATGACCTGGCATCTTTTACGCCTTCAATGTACTTTTCTAGTTGTTCTGTAGGCATTAGATCAAATATTGATTGTCTGTTTCGCATGTGCTGATTTTAATATTTTAAATTATTATTTGAAAGTAACTTTACTTACTCATAAAGTTCATTATATTTAATGAATGCGAAGTAAGCAGGTAATAGAATGAACGAATCTAGTAAAACGAGCGATGTTGAGCGAGTTGTTAAACGATTATTTGGGGGTAGCGATGGAAACAAATAAACTTAAACGTGCTTGGATATGGCTCTGGTATAACGATATTACACGATTTGCAGTGCTGCTAGGCTTACCGATAATTCCAGTGATTTTGCTAGTGGCTTACTTTTTTGGAGTTGGAGAATACCTGAGAACTGTAGCGATGTTTGCATATATGTTTACTTTTTTATGGATGATAATCGACAACGACTATTCAAATTTACGTCGAATAGGAATGACAGAGTACAGGAAAAAAATATAACCACTTGCTTTGCGGTGACGAGCAGAGCGAGGAATCCAGCGCAATAGCGCGAGCAACAGCATGTTGTTATAAACCGATTTTTAACTAAGTGGAGTAATAAAGATGAAAAAAATACCTACAATATTTAAACGCAATCCTGAAAACATGAAAGAAATTCTTCGCCTGCAAAACCCGGCTGCGTCATGGGTTTTTGCAGGCGAAGGCTTGGCAACAAGAAAGTATGATGGTACTTGCTGCCTAATTTCCGAAGGGAAGTTTTTTAAGCGTCGTGAAATTAAGGATGGGAAACAAAAACCTGATGATTTTATTTTGGCGGATAGCGATGAAATCACAGGCAAGATTGTTGGATGGGTTCCTGTTGATCAAAATGACAAATATCACATGGAGGCGTTCATGGATTCGCTTGCCGATGGAACTTATGAGCTTTGCGGGCCAAAGGTTCAGAGCAACCCTGAAAAGTATGAGCGACATGTATTGATTAGACACGAGACAGCAGAGCAATACCCAGATTGCCCTCGTGATTTTGATGGCATTAAGAACTTCATTGAGAATATGGATATTGAGGGTATTGTTTTTCATCATCCAGACGGACGAATGGCAAAGATTAAAAAGCGTGATTTTGGTCAAAGACGAGCGAACTAGGTTTATAACCCCATGCCCAGCGAGTTGCCGCAGGCAATCCGATGCGGCTAGTAGTTATGCGATCCTCCCGTTCGTTTGATTATACGCAATTATTGCATAAAAATACTTGACATGCGCAACCATTGCGCTATTATTACACCAACAGCAAGCAATTACGCGGCTGAAATTGGAGAGACCGAAATGAATACATACAGAATTAATTATCAATGGAAAGAAAACAATAACGCAGTTAATCAAAGTATTCAAAGCTGCTTTGAGCTTAGAAAAGACTGTAAAACTCCATCTGAAGCAGCGAAAAAATTCTATGATTCTTGGGAATCGAAAAAAAATGGATTTAAAATAACAAGTATTGAAGTAATGTTTGGCGAAGGAGAGACTTTTTTCCCGGTAAAACATGCAAAGAAGAATTGGAAATGACTGCATCCCAACAATGCAAACAAGCCGGGCTGAAAAGCCTGGCCGAACTTGCACAGATAACAGGCCGCAGCATTAGAACGCTGCAAGAATGGCACAAGACAAGCCCTGTGTTTTTCAAAATAGTGTTAGACGGGGCGATTGCGAATAGGTTCGCATAACCATTGGCATAAACGGAGAACGAAATGAACGCAGTGAATGAAGTGAGTCCGAGCGACGCAGGAGCGGTTTTAATGCCGTTGTTATGCGCCGCGGATATACAAATTTTTTGATTAAAATTATTACAACTGGTAACGACTTGCAGTACAGAATGGAGTTTGAAGTTTACGAAGTTTGTAGTTGGGAATGTGACGAAACCAACACGGTATCAGAA